GAACTTTATCTCTTAGCCACAAAGGTAGCTTTGTATCTCGTTCAAGATCGTCATATATCCATCTCAGCAATTCGGTTGCGGTACTCATGCTTCCCCCCGCGCCTTAGCAAGGGCGGCGTGGGAATCCTCTGCTGTCTTTTTAGCCTTTGGCCCAATCCACACCATTTCATCAAGGCATCTCTGTAAGCAGTCGAACAACTCAGGCGCGGCGGCGATTAGGTTGGCGTTATGCTTGCCGCAGTAACCTCGAAGGTTATCTCCGTCATGCGGGTTCGATGAACAAAAAATCTTTGCGTAATTGGTATCTCCATCAACCTCAAAGCGCCAAGGCCCCGGCGTGAATTTTGTGTCGTTCATTGTTCCTCCTTAATCTTGGCAAGGGCGGCTTCTGCCATATCTCTAGCAGAACATCCGACGTTCTGCTTCACGCACTCTTCCAAAGCCTCATAAAGCTCATCAACTAAATCCTCTCGAATGTATGCTATTGCTTTACCTTCCCCTTGGTCGGCATGTTGCCATGCACTCCAATCTTCATCGAGCCAGATTTTTGATGGAGTTTTTCTCATTTCTTCTTCCTCTTTCTTAATTGCAAAAGATCTTCAGCAATACACGAAGTCAACAGCGCTACACTAAATGACATAAAGAAATAAAACACAAACCAATCTAAATCACACATTAATCACCTCCGCTTTAATTAGTCTGCCATCCTCTCCTGAAAAGGTAAGACGAAGGTTTGCGTCACGACTAATCCAAGCTTCCCCATCAAATGCTTTAAGTTCTACCACCACATCCGGCTTAGGTTCAGGTTTGATGCGCCATTCAGAAGTTACTGTAAAAGAAGGGCAGCTAGTGTATCCCCAATCACGCCATTGCTTCTCATCCCAATATTTAAACTGCACATCCTTCCCCTCAGCCCAAGCCACAATGACTTCATAGTGTTTGTGTCTTTTATTCATCGTTTCTGCTCTCTAAAATAATCTCTTCAATTTCTTCAAAATCCCGCTCACTTAAGACCGGCATAATGTCGACTTTTACATACTCGCCGTTAAAAGTTTTAAGTGCTGCCCAGATAAATTCTATTTCAACATCACCACCTTCAGCGTGTGCGTTTCTTGTTGCTGGGTAATATTTAATAATCCTGCCTTGTACGTCTAATTCGTTATCGTTCCAAGTGATTGTCATCATAGTTTTTTCTCCAGTCGCATACACTCGGCATTTATTCCTTTTGGTTGACTTGCAGTGCATTGCCAATGCTTAGAATCAACGGTCACGGTATCAGCGCTAAAGGCAATGTCATATAACCAAAAAGACAATGTACCGACACCCAACAACCAGATCACAATCAATTTTGTATTTAATGTTTTCATTTGTTCAGCTCCTGTTTTTGTTCTTCTGTAAACACGGGTAAACCGCACCACCACTCTGCACCAATCTCAGGGTAATACACGCCGATAATGGCTGTACCGTACTTGAGTCTAAGCAAAACTTTTGTGCCTTTAGGAACAGTCTCTATGGGCTTCCAAGTGGGTTTAAGTTCTGCGAGATGCTTCATCGTCTAGTTACCAAAGGTGAGGTTTCGTAAATCATGTTAAATGGGATTGGTGTGTTAAACATTTGAGATTTTAATAATTTGTAGTTGTACCGAAACACTCTGCGCTTTTTGTTTTCGCTTTCTATTGAGGCCATTCGGCCCTCTTTCTTTTCTCCAAAGTAATCTAATGGCCTCGTACACTCTAAATGCTGGGTGCGTACCAATCCTTGTCTAAACGCTTCAGGTTCAAACTCTAATAATTCTAGATAAAGATCAGAGCGCGTAGTTAACAAGAAATCCATAGCTTCACGGGCAATCAATGATTTATCAGCGGGTGCCATACGAGCATCGTTTAACGCTGAGTTAATTACCGCGCAAAACAATAAGCGCTCAGGTGGGCTTTGATAGCTTTTATCTTCTTCGGGTGTGATGGTGACTCTTGAGTCTCTAAACATTATTTGTCCTCCAATTTTTTGGCCTTTTCAATTAATTGAGCGGCTCTTTTGTAACAACTCTGAATCTGCCAATCAATCAGCTTAACGCGCATACGGTTAAACCAATTGCGTTTTGGTTGTTTGTATTTCAGCCCTGCTATGTTTATGGGTTCGTACTCCATCTTAATAACCCTGCACAAAGCCGACTAGCGCATAGGTCATTACAGACAAGATAAAAGCAATTTGTAGTAGTGTGGTCATGGTAATGTCTCCGTTGGGTGTTGGCCCCCGTAGGGGCCATTGTTAATGTTGGGTTTTACTTACTCGTCATCGTCCTCGTAATCGTAGCAATCATCTTCTGGATGTGGTTGGGCTGGGCCGCGATAAAAGGGATTAATTTCCCAAGAATCGTAAGGAGATAAGATCCACTGATGATTTGCATTATCGCGACCTACATTTTCTGCATACTCTTGAACTGCGTCTGAAATTGTTGCTAACATGTTTTTATCTCCAAGTTGGTGTTTTTGTTGTTAGCCCCGTGGCTTGGATGTAAGAATAAGACTACTACATATCAATGTCAACACTTTTTTCAATTATTTTTGCATTAAAACTTTCTCGCAGTTCTTGTACCCGATCATCTTGATTGGCACAGGCGGTGGGATCAGCAATCAATTCCTTGCTACTAAACACATAAGCATCAGGTTCCCCGTTACGCACCTCTTTACCGTCAATAATATAAACCGCTTCACCTTGCACCTTGCTGACAGTCCTAGGCCAAGAAACTAGATCAGGGTGTAGCACATGCTGAGTGCATCCTTGTCTCTGCCATTCAACCGGCATTGGTTCATTATCAAATTGAGCGCACGTAAACTCGTTATCTTTGGTGGCGGTTGCGTGAGCGCAGGTACGACAATTAACCTCTTTAGTTAATTTGCTTTGATGGCAAAATTCCCATGCAGGGCAAAACTTGCACTCGTACCAACTAGGGTTACTAGAAATCGGCTCAGGCATCGAATCAGACAAGGCAATGCGTTTACCTCTATTAACGTAATACGTGGCCCTATCAGTGTCTAGTTCGACAATCTCGGTATAGATACGGTCATCATCCTTGCAGGTGGCGTAATACAGCGCTTGGGTAATTTGTGTTCCCAACATATACACTTGCATCTGGACCCAGTGCGTCATCTTTGAAAGCTCAACTCCTTTCTTTTCTAGTTCATCAAAAGACTTTTTATTGTGCGTCTTGAACTCAACAACAAAGCGCTTTAGCTCGTGATCCGGTAAACCACCTTCTAATATGCCATCAAGGGAACCGGATACGTTAGAACCGAACTCCACGCGCTTTTGGGCATGGCTGAATTTGCAACCAATGGCCAATAGGTCTTTGATAGCCTGTAGTTCCTCCAACTGGCCTCTTCTGAAAAGACGCAATATTCGTCCACCGGGTTTGTCCACCACAGCCCACCGAAACGACAGCCATAACCATCTATCGCATGGATGTCCGAGTGTGGAGCATCCCAAGTGACTACGCGGTGGTTCTCGTAAAGTTTCATGGTGAGCATCTATTAAGGTTTGAATGTTCATGTTTTTTAGCTCAAAAAAAAGGCGGCCATTAAGACCGCCAAGAGGGAGACAATCGTTACTTAACCCAGGGTGGGTTAGCTTTACCGGTAGACGCTTTCTTAGGTGCAGGTTCTGCTCCTAGATCGCTTTTGAGGTCCGCAAAGGGTGACTTAGGTACGCCGGATGAAATAGCTCTCCAACCGCGCACTTCGTTAGCATCAGGATAACCCTCAGACTTACGCACCTCAACCTTAATCTGAAGCGTGTGGCCAGACAGTTCATCAGTATCACGCAAACGATCAAGACCAATGGCCCTAAGAATCTGGCCTAACTGCTCGTGGCCAATTTGTACGGCTACTGGGTTGTCATTAGCAATGTTGATGTTCCCAAACACAACACGGCCAACATGCTCAGGGCCTGTAATGTCATACCTTATATTAATCATCTCACCACCTTTCTTGGTGGGTCGTATTTCAGTACGCATCATCATAGCGGTGTACCAACCGGCAGGGATTGGCGTAAAGTCGTTATTGCGCTCTTCGCGCTCAGGTACTGATGAGAGTTCAAATACGTTATTTAATAATGCCATTGTTATTCACCTATTGTTGTAATTGAAAAAGAAGGACGCCCTGGTTCCATTGTGATGGCGGCGCTTAGTGTATGTATCATCTTAGGATCAGCAGATTTCCATGCTGATTGGATCACTTCAGGTTTCCACCTAAAAAGATTAGCCAACTGATCAGCATAGCCGTTTTGACCTGCTATTGCTAAAAGCTTTTCAGAGTCAATTTTACGGTTCATGCGACACACAGCCTTGATGCTGTATACATCATCTTTGTGCGAGATGGTCCCTTCATCTTGCTCCTGTATCTTCAGATGTAACTTTAGCTGGTCCTCAATAGCTCTACGCTTTTCTACAGCTACCCGCTCGGCTTCCTTTGCCGTAATCCATTCGGTGGCTAGTCTATGTATCATTATTTCCCCCCAATTTTTTGAATAATCGTTCCCAAGTCAGGTGCTTCCCATGCGTCTAGCTTTCCTGATCGGTCCTTAGCTAACCAAAGCCCGTCAGAGTCACACATCAATGCACGAGTAGACTCACCGTCCGCATTTTTCTCAACCCTGAGTGCAAGCACTTCATCAAAGAAGTACGGAAGCAATTGCCCCGTCTTGTTACCAGGCATAGAAGGTGCATACAGAATACGGCCCATCTCATCCTGTGACTTATCCAACTTGGCCGACATGTACACGTGGCGGTTCGGTAAATCACGAAACGAACGTATGATGTCGGTCATGGCTTCCTGCATGGCCCCATAAGCTTGTCTAGGATCTTTTGTTTGTTTTTTCTCCGTGTTAAGCACTACCTCAGCAATCTCACTGATTGAATCAAGTGCTACAGATTGATACCCTTCTGCTTCCTTAGATTCAGTTAGCCATCCATAAGCCTCTGTAAGGTCCATCATTGAACTAATCTCAATAAAAGGTATATCTGCATCCGCAATAGATAACAGACCACCCTCGGCGCTTAGAACAATGGGGTTGGGTAAGGTAGGTATAAGCGAAGTTTTTCCGGCTCCGGCTTGTCCGTATACGAGCAACTTAACCCCGTTGGCGTGTAGCCCAGAGGTTGTCTTTAGATTAATAGCCATCAGGCTTGTCTCCATTTATGTCACGGTTTGCACGATGCAAGTTGTGACGGCAGTTGAATGATAAGACTAATTCATGTATGGTGTCAACACTTCATTCACATTTTATAACAGAGGACACACACATGATGACGCTTGAGCAAATTAGATACGCTTTATCAGATAGGAGGCTGAAGCTTGTCTCAGAGGCAACTGGGCTTCACTACAACACAGTAAAAGACATTGCTAAACGGCGCACTATTAATCCTTCTTATGTAGCCGTAAAAGCCATTAGTGATTATTTGGAAGGAAGAGAGAATGAACCTAAATAAAGTCCCACAAGAATTAAAGGAATTATCGCGCTGGGTTGTGTGGCGCGATGAAACGGGAAGAAAGATTCCTTATGACGCAAAAACACTCAACAGTAAAGCCAGCTCAACGAACCCAGAAACATGGGCCAGTTATGACGAGGCTATGGATGCTTTTTCTGAGCGCTATCAAGATGCAGACGCTTATACAGGGATTGGCTTTGTCTTGAACGGTGATGGGATTAACGGCGTAGATATAGATCACTGTGTTACCAACGGTAAACCCTCACAAGAATCACTCAGCCTCATGGAGCATTTAGGCGCGTCTTATGTTGAGATCAGTCCTTCAGGGCATGGCCTTAGAGCGTTTGGAATCGGTACACCCTTAGCACAAGGCTGCAAAGGCACATGGGATGGCCTCAATGTTGAACTGTACTCTAACGAGCGTTATCTGACCTTAACAGGTAACACGATTAAAAATGAAGGCGCACTCAGGGAGCTGAACGGCTTTGAATCGTTAGCGTATGCCATTAGAACTGATAAGAGGATTGATAAAGCCACAGGGGAAATCGTTGATGTACCGCAAGATAAACGACATGCAGAACTCGTCAGGAGAATCATTACAGGAGAGGTCTATCATGATTCTTTGCGGGATCTTGCTGCTTCTCTCATTGGTGGCGGTCTTCATCCTGGCGCTGTTGTTAATCACTTGCGTGGTCTTATGGATAGCTCCGAGTCTATTCATGATGATCGGTGGGTTTCTAGGCGCAAGCAAATACCTGATCTAGTCAGTTCTGCTAAACGTAAATATCAAACGATTGACCCGTTCTCTCAAGACTTCATTAAAGAAGATGAAGACCTCTTTGATGCAATGGGTGCGGTGTTTGCTGATGAACTCCCCACAGAGTTTGTACCACCAGATGAATTGATTGAATCCGTCCTTGCATGTAGAACCATCAGTGTTCTTTATGGTGATTCCAATTCAGGTAAAACCTTTTTTGCTATTGATATGGCCTGTGCTATTGCTAGAGGTGTTCCTTGGATGGATCGACTGACTGAGGCAGGGTTAGTGGTTTATCTGGCTACTGAGTCCCCTGAAACTGTTAAGGCGCGCGTACAGGCTTATCAGAAGTATCACGAGTGTGTCGTACCTAATCTTTTGATCGTACAGGTACCTGTTAATTTTCATGAGGGTGATGTAGACGTCAATCGAGTGATTGCGCTTATTAAAGATGCTGAGAAGAGAACAAACACCACTTGTAAACTGGTCATTGGTGATACGCTTGCACGAATCAGCGCAGGTGCTAATGAAAATTCAGGTACGGACATGGGGCCGATCATGCAGAGGTTTGACTTTCTCATGAACGCTTTAGTGGCTTCCGTGATGGTCATTCATCATTCAGGAAAAGATGCAGCTAAAGGCGGAAGAGGTTGGTCCGGCATCAGAGCGCACATTGATACTGAGATTGAGGTTGCTGAAAAAGAAGGTATTAGAAAGGCAGTGATTACTAAACAAAGGGCTTTACCTGGTAAGGGTGAAGAAATCTATTTTGATTTACATATAATAGAAATGGGGCTTACTAAGTGGGGTAAGGTGGCTAATACTTGCGTAGTTATATCTGCACAAGAACCCGATCCAGAAATTAAATTAAATCAGAAACTATTAGATTATAAAGATGTATTTATTCAGGCGTGGAACGCTTACGGTAAACCAGTATATAGTGATGCTCCTTATATTAGCAAACAGGCGTTTAAACAGTTTCTTAAGGTACATTGGGCAGACAAATCAGACCGTACAATCGAGAATGAGCTGTCTCAAAGCTACCCAGGAAGGCTCATAAATACGCTCATTTCACACGAAATTGTGGCAATAAAAGACAGCGGATGGATCGTAATTGACCCTGCAATGCAATTTATTTTGATGAGAAAATTGTCCCCCTAAATCCCCCTAAAGTCCCCCTAGGGGAAAAAAGGGGAACTTCCCCCTAAATCCCCCTAGGGGAACCTCAGGGGAACTAGGGGAACTTTCCCCTCCCTCCCCCTAAAACCCTATAGGGTTAGGGGAGGGGGGGAAGGCACGTACCCTCACCCACTTGGAGATAGGGAAAATGATCCGCGATAGAAATACAACTTGTACTGTTATTCTTAATTGTGTATGCTTTTGCTCATGAAAAGAAATCCAATCACCTGGACACATGAGATGGTGTCTTTCTTAACCGAGCATTATCCTAAACAAGGAAAAATGTGGTGCGCCCATGAAATGAATCTAAAAGAACACCAAGTAAGACACAAAGCATCCGCATTGCATTTAACCGCACGAGGAACAAGTGAAGCTTGGTTAAACGGTCAAATACAAGCAGCGTTATCTAAAATAGGAAAAAAAAGACCCGAACAAGCATTAATAATGAAAAGGGTTATTCATGATAAAGGTTTACATTTAAATCGAACTTCAGAACAAATAAGTAAACACATGAAAGAATGGATACAAAAAAACGGGCACCCAAAAGGCGCAACGGGTATGATTCATTCTGATAAATCAAAAAAGATAATGTCTCAAAAATCAAAACAAAGATATGATAATATGTCTGAAGAACAAAAAGCGTTAATAGTTTTAAAGTCAATGAAAACAAAAGTTGCAAATGGAACTGCTAATAAAGCTTCAGGACATGGATCATGGAAAGCCCAATGGAGGGAAATAGGAGGGCAAAGAAAATTTTTTAGATCAAGATGGGAAGCAAATTATGCAAGATATTTAGAACATTTGATTGATCGTGGGGTTATTTTAAAGTGGGAACACGAGCCAGAAACTTTTTGGTTTGAAGGCGTAAAGCGCGGAACCGTGTCTTATTTGCCTGATTTTAAAATAACAAACATGGATGGTTCCGTTGAGTACCACGAAGTAAAGGGCTGGATGGACGACAAAAGCAAAACAAAAATAAAACGTATGGCAAAATATCATCCAGACATTAAATTAATTGTTGTTGCCACCAAAGAATATAAGGCTTTAGAAAAGATGTACGCATATACAATTGACGGTTGGGAGCATAAAAACTTGTCTAAATCAATCGCATGAAAAAACGTAATCACAATCCAGAGCTAATGGGTAAATTATTTGGGTATTGGACCGTTATTGGTGAAGAAAAACCAAATATATACGGTAAGCGCGTGGTAGTAGCCAGATGCAGGTGCGGGACTGTGAAGAGCATCCTTGCTCAGAACATCCTAGCGGGTGTCAGTCAATCTTGTGGGTGCTACCAGAAAGAACGCGCAAGCGCATGGAGCAAACAGTACCAACTTAAACAACGGGCACAAAAAGCCTAACGATCACTGGTCCCCCTTTTACATTTCATTAACTTTTAGTTAGCCGGGGTGTGGGAAAGAGTTGGGGGGCCACCATTTTGAGGATTTTATGGAGTTGCGTGATTATCAATACCTAGCCAACAAGACCGCTACAGATTTAGGGTTTCTAGGCGACCTGAACCATTTAGGTTTAGGTATGAGCGGTGAAGCGGGTGAACTGGCTGATGCTATTAAGAAATACACGGTCTATCACCAACCGCTTGATAGAGACAATCTTAGGGAAGAACTTGGAGATCTATTGTGGTTTGTGGCTTTGGGCGCAAAGATTTTGAATGAGCCGTTAGAGATTATTGCGAGGGAAAACATTGCAAAATTGCAAAAGCGTTACCCTGATCAGTACAGTGATTATCACGCAGCTACTCGACTTGACAAGCTATGACAACCAGACAAGAGCATGATCAGTTTGAGCGTGATTGGTGGGGTAATTGCGTCAATACATTTGCTGAAGAAGTAAAGCAACTTACATACGCTAATCGTATGGGTTTGATAAACGCGGGTGTAGATGGTGGTTATTGGCCCGTATATGACCTACAAGGCAAAAGTATTGTTGATATAGGCGGTGGACCCGTTTCTATGCTTTTGAAGGCTGTAGGGCATCACGGGAGCGTTGTAATTGATCCTTGTGATTATCCTGAATGGATTACAGACAGGTACCTAGATGCAGGTATTCTGTTTAGCAAACAGAGAGGCGAAGATATTACGATCAAAAACTATCTGTGTGATGAGGTGTGGATCTACAATGTATTGCAACACACAGACTCACCTGAAACGATTATAGACAACGCCAGGCGTATGGCGTCAACGGTGAGATTGTTTGAGTGGATCGACATTCCAGCATACCTTGGGCATCCACAAGAACTTAAAGCGCAGTTGCTTGATGAATGGTTAGGGGGGCATGGGACTGTTGAAGAGATGAATGAGAACGGTTGTGTAGGTAGAGCGTACTATGGAGTTTTTAGTGGCTACTAATGCAGATGATATGCAGGTGGGTGGGACTCATTACAAAGTAATGGCGATTCAACCGTGGGCTGTTATGGAGTCAGTCTTGACAAAAGAAGAATTTTGTGGCTTTTTAAAGGGTAATATTATCAAGTATTCAATGAGGGCCGGTAAAAAAGATGGATCAACGGATGATTCAGAAAAGGCAATTCATTACATGCGTAAATTGGAAGAGGTTTTGAGTGGCTCAGGTTTTGCCTAAGATTTGTGACAATTGCGAGTTTTACGAGCCAATTAGAAGTGATCGAGGTTACGGCAAATGTATGCTGTTTCCTCACGTTGATGATGAGTACAGTACGACACGGGACACAGATTCATGTGATCAGTGGTTTCAGAGAAGTGAAGATGAATAAATATTACGTTTACACTTTGATTGATCCAACAACAAATTGCATTTTTTACGTTGGTAAAGGATGTAAGAACAGACTTGATGCTCATGAAAAAGAAGCGCAAAAAGGTGTAATCTCTCACAAGTGCAACAAAATACGATCAATTTGGAAAAAAAATTTACAAGTAGATAAACAAATTGTAAAAAGATTTAGGTCTGAAATTGATGCTTATCAATTTGAGTCAAGGCTGATACAGAAGCTTGGAATTCACAACCTTACCAACGTTGTTAATGTCGTTGTTAATGAAAGAAAAAGTTATAAACCAGTTAAAATAAAAAATAATGATGTAAGTCTTGATTTAGCTACAAAAATATTTTTTTACATTCCAGAAATTACAAAAGAATGGTTAAAAAATGATAAATCAAAGTTGCGCTTTATCTCTGCATCAACATTGCAATCTAAAATAATTGGGCATTGTTTTGTTGCGTTTGTGAATTTTTTATTGCCATCAGCTTATAATGTTTTGATTAAAGATGAAAATTCAAAAGAAAGGATTTTAAATGAGTTCGGATACATCTAGATTAACCGCCAAACAAGAGGCATTTGCTTGTGCTGTTGCGTCTGGAATGAATCAATCAGATGCGTACAGATCAGCATTTGATGTTAATGAAACTACAAAAGATTCTAGCGTTAATGTTAACGCTTCTAAGCTCATGGCAGACGCTAAGATTGCACAAAGGGTAAAAGAAATTAGGGAGCCAATTGCGAGAAACGCAAGAATAACTCTTGAAAGTCATTTAGATGATCTTTTGGATCTTAGGAAAGCGGCTGTAGAAAACAATCAATTTAGTGCTGCTATTAACGCAGAAGTAGCAAGAGCAAAAGCAGCCGGTATTCAAGTTGATAAAATGCAAATTACAGGCGCTGATGGTGGACCAGTTCAACATTCTTTGAAGGTGAACTTTGGCGAATAAAGAAACTGTTGTTAAGTTTCCTCCAAAGCTCAACGCAATATTCAGACCTTACAGATACAAGGTCTTTCATGGTGGCAGAGGTTCTGGCAAGTCTTGGTCCGTTGCTAGAGCGTTGCTGATTCAAGCAGCACAAGCACCACTTAGGATTTTATGCGCTCGTGAAGTACAAAAATCAATCAAACAGTCGGTACACACATTGTTGGTGGATCAGATCCAAGCGTTAGAGCTTGGTTATTTCTTTACGGTGACTGAGACTGAAATCAGGGGCATCAACGGTTCTACCTTTTCTTTTGCGGGTTTGGCTACGCACACAGTTGAATCTATTAAATCATTTGAAGGCGTGGACCGTGTTTGGGTTGAAGAAGCGCAAACTGTTAGCAAAAAGTCTTGGGACATTTTGATTCCGACCATCAGGAAGCCTGATTCAGAAGTCTGGATCACGCTCAACCCTGATCTTGATACAGACGACACTTATCAACGGTTCATTGCTAATACACCACCTGATTCATTGGTTGTACCGATTAACTGGGATGACAATCCTTGGTTTCCAAATGTACTTGACAAAGAACGTCAGCACTGCTTAGAAAACAACCCAAAGGATTACGACAACATTTGGAACGGAAAACCCAAAACAGTTGTAGACGGTGCGATTTATGCGGATGAATATCAAGCCATGTTTGATGAAAACCGCATTAACTTATGTAGGCACGATCCAGCACTAAAGACACACGCAATCTTTGATTTAGGTTGGAATGATGCAATGACCATTATCATTGCTCAAAGAGCAGGTTCTGAGTGCAGAATCATTGATTACATTGAAGAGACACATCAAACGCTAGATTGGTACAGCAACGAGCTCAAGCAAAAGCCTTACAATTGGGGCAAAGTTTGGTTGCCTCATGATGGCGTCACAAAAGATTACAAGACCGGCAAGTCTGCACAGGAATTGCTTGAAGCTATGGGCTGGTCAACAGAGATCATTCCTGTGGGTGATGTAGAGCATGGCATCAGATTAGCAAGGATGTTATTCCCTAGACTGTGGATGGATAAAGAGAAGACGCACAGACTGCAAGAGTGTTTGAAGCGTTACCGTAGATCCATTAACTCAACTACCAATCAGCCTGGTGGTCCTTTGCACGATGAATACTCACATGGGGCGGATGCTTTCAGATACTTAGCAACATGTGTAGATCAATTAAAGAATGATAATATTAAACGCAAAAGGCATGATGATGGTATGCGTGGCGGCAACTGGATGAACTAATTACGAGCAATACAATGGCAAACTTAGACGCAGATAGCATTTACGAAGACTTAGGCAACAACGCAGAGCCTGAGACTCTGACAGAAGAAATATTAGAAACCATCAGAAAACGGTTTGCTACGGCTGTCGAGTTTACGGCTCAGAACCGTCAAGAGATGATGGACGATATTCGTTTTGCGCGTCTGGGTGATCAGTGGCCAGAGGCTGCTAAGTATGATCGTAACCGACCAGGCAAGGAACGGCCCATGCTTGTGGTCAATCGACTGCTTCAATTTAGAGATAAGGTGGTCAATGAGATACGTCAAAATACTCCATCTATTCGTGTTCGCCCTGTTAATTCTGGTGCTGATCAAGATACCGCTGATGTACTCATGGGTCTTATCAGACACATCCAAGATAACAGCAACGCTTCCATTGCTTATGATACTGCCGTAGAAAGTCAGGTTGATACAGGTCTTGGTTACTTCAGAGTCAGAAACGATTGGGCAGATGACACAAGCTTTGATCAGGAAATATACATTGATCGAGTGCCTGATCCATTCAAGGTGTACATGGACCCGCACAGCAAACAGCCTGATGGCTCAGACGCTGAGTGGTGCATCATTGCCGAAGAAATGGCAAAAGATGAGTTCAAGCGCATGTACCCAGACGTTCCAGAAACGCAATGGGATGCAGCCGGTAATGGTGATGCTCAAGGTTGGTTTACTGAAGATTCAGTGCGAGTTGCTGAGTATTATTACCTAGAGCATGAAGAGCAAGAGATTCAAGACCCAGAAACAGGCATGAGTCGAATGGCTGATGTAAAGCGTTGCATGTGGTGCAAGGTAACAGGCGACACAATCTTAGAGCAGACTGAGATTCCATGTAAGTACATTCCAATCATTCCTGTTATTGGACATGAGCTATGGTTACAGGGAAGACGCTATCTTGCAGGTCTTGTGCGTAATGCTAAAGACGCTCAGAGGCTGTACAACTATTATTTGTCAGCCAATGCTGAAAACGTAGCGCTTGCACCTAAAGCTCCGTTCGTAGGTATTGCAGG